TCCAAAAAACCCTTACAACAATATTGAAAGGGAACTTACTTTAGTTGGAAATCCAATTTTAGATCCTGATCCAATCGATGTAGATGTAGAAGAAGAACCAATAGAAGAAGGGTTAGAAATAACCGAACTTGAAGATGGATCCGTGGAGATTGGACCTCAGGACATTCAGCCTGAAGACACAAGTTTTATGGCAAACTTAGCAGAACAATTAGATGATGAAGAAATTGCAGGAATAAGTGCTTATGTACTAGAAAAAGTTGATGAGGATAAAAATGCTCGTAGTGAATGGTTAGAAACATACAGTCAAGGGTTAAATTTACTTGGGTTAAGGTACGAAAATAGATCTGAGCCTTTTGATGGTGCTACTGGTGTAGTTCACCCAATGTTAAACGAAGCTGTTACCCAGTTTCAAAGTCAAGCATATAAGGAACTGCTTCCAGCGAAAGGTCCAGTACGCACACAAGTGATGGGGAAAACAAACCCTGATTTAGAAAAACAAGCAGAACGTGTATCAGATTATATGAATTACACAATTATGCACACAATGAAGGAGTATGAATCTGAGTTTGACCAAATGTTATACTATTTGGGACTCGGTGGTAGTGCTTTTAAGAAAATTTATGTAGATCCACAGCTTGGTAGGCAAGTTAGTAAGTTTATTGAAGCTAAAGATATGCTCGTACCCTTTAATGCAAGTGATTTAGACTCAGCAGATAGGGTAACACAGATCATTACAATGACTGAAAATGAGTTGCGTAAGCTACAAGTTAGTGGTTTTTACCGAGATATTGAGATAAAATCAGGTAAAGCAAGCCGTGATGAGGTAGATGACACAAAAGAATCAATAACTGGTATCTATGCACAAGGTGATTATGAAGAAATACAGTTATATGAGTGCCATTGTTATCTAGATTTGGAAAAATTTCCTGATATTGGTGGAGATGGTGAGGAAACTGGTATAAAACTGCCTTATGTTGTGACTGTAAATGCAGATAATGGCGAAGTTTTGTCTGTTTACCGTAATTATGATGAAAACGACCCATTTAAAACTAAAAAACAATACTTTGTCCACTATATTTTTACTCCTGGACTAGGTTTTTATGGTAATGGTTTGATACATCTATTAGGAAACTTGTCAAGAGCGGCGACTGCTAACTTACGTCAGCTAATTGATTCAGGAACATTGGCAAATATGCCCTCTGGTTTTAAGGCTAGAGGCTTAAGAATTAAAAACGATGATGAACCATTACGTCCTGGAGAATGGCGTGATGTTGATGTAGTTGGTGACCAACTTAAAAACTCATTTTTTAATCTCCCCTACCAAGAACCGAGTGGCACTTTGTTTCAGCTACTCGGTTTTGTGGTTCAGGCGGCTCAAAAGTTTGTCGGCACAACAGATATGGGTACTGGCAATGTAAATAATCAAGAGATGCCAGTGGGTACAACTATTGCTTTATTAGAGCGTGGTAGTAGAATAATAAGTGCTGTTCATAAGCGTTTATACAACAGCATGAAGCAAGAGTTTAAACTTATTGCTGATTTAATATCACAAGAAGGTGGTAATTATCCATATGCAGAAGAGGGAAATAAAGCTCAAGATTTTGATGAGCGTATAGATATTATACCAGTAGCTAATCCAAACATTTTTAGTATGGCTCAACGTGTAAGTTTAGCTCAAGAACAATTAAAGTTGGCAACGAGCCAACCCGAGATGCACAATTTGTATGAAGCTTATAGGCGAGTGTACAATAGTTTAGGTGTTGATAATGTAGAACAGATACTGCCTCCACCACCACAACCAGAACCTATGAATGCAATAATAGAAAATGGTAAAGTTATGTCAGCTTTAGGTGGACAAATGCAATTAAAAGCTTTTCCAGAGCAAGAGCATGATGCACATATATCTACACATTTAAGTTATATGTCTAGTCAAACAGTGCGTACTAATCCTGCTATGATTAACATTTTGCAACAACATATATTTGAACATATTGGTTTGAAAGCAAGTATACAGTTACAAGTAGAAATGCAACAAACTGAAATGGATCCACAAACGGCACAAATGAGGTTGTCTCAAATTGAAGCTGAACTTACAAAACAATATTTTGAAATGGAAGCACAAATACTTGGTTCGCAACAAGGTGACCCATTAGTTGACTTGAAAGCAAAAGAGCTACAAATAAAAGAACAAGAAGCTATAAACCAAGCAAGAAATGATGCAGATCAACTTGAACTTAATAAACAAAAACTACAAGCAAATACTTTAATTCAAAAAGACCGTATCGATACAACAGAAGAAATAGCTAATATGAGAGCACAAAACGCTAGATTTTTAGCTTCGCAAAGGAATAATTAATGGCATTCGGTATGGATGACAGCATGGACATGGGGTTAGAAACTAATGTTTCTGACCAAGCCTCTGTACAAGCTGGATTAGACCCAACTGGAGAAACTTCTAGTATACCTAGTGTTGAATATAATATTCAGCCTGGATTTCTTACAAATTATATCAAAGGTCTTTTAAAAACAAATATGGTTCGTGATATTCAAAGAAATAAACAAGGTCAAATAACTGGTGTCAGATCTACGGATAATATATATAGCCCACAGTCAATTATTTCAAATTTTAACAAAGGTAATACTGGTGTTGGATTAATGGGTTTATTAGGTTCTGTTATGAGTCCTATTCCCGGAATGAGTGCTATTCCAGGATTAATTGGTGCTGTGACTGGTAAAGAAGTTTCAACATATACTGGTTATAATCCTGAAGATAACAACAAAGACGATGGTAATTTTGGTTTTTCAGAAGGAGGGGGTGATAACGACCCTACTGGTTCTGAAAATGATAACACTGGTGGAATAATAAGTGCTATAGACAAACAAACAACAAGTGATATTTTAAAAGCATATCTTGAAAGCATGGATAATTATTTCGAATTAACCCCTGGAAACTATTTAAGGAGAGTAGTATGAGCGATGATAGACTAAAAGAATTGCAAGAGCAATTAAAGAATCTAGATGAAACAAACCCAAACTTTGATGATCTCAAAGAAATGTTAGAAGACGATATTAGAAGGTTGTCTGATGGAGGTATGGCTAAAGGTGGTATCGTGCCTACAGCTAAAATGACCAAACAAAAATTTAACATGGGTGGTTCTGTAAGAATGCGAGCTAGAGATAATCGTGCCGATATGGAAGCAGGAGGCATGGTGAGTCGTGGTAGTAGAATGTCTAATCAAGGTATAAAGTTTAGAGGAGTTAAGTGAGTCCAGCTTTTTTGTTGATGTGTTATTTGAGTGGACTTCCTGCAGGAACTTTACATTTTGAAAGTGTGAACTCATGCAATTATTTTAAGAATAGTCTAACCGAACAATACATTATCATTGGTGAAGATGAAAAAAGATACTCGTGCTTTTGTAAATTAGTTAAGGTAGATAAAAACAGAGTGAGGCTTTGGTAATGTTATCAGCACTTATTGGTCCAGTTACAGGGTTATTAGATAAATTTATTCCAGACGCAGATAAAAAGGCACAGTTAGCTCATGATATAGCCACTATGTCAGAGAAACATGCTCAAGAACTTGCCCTAGCACAGATAAAAGTTAATCAAGAAGAAGCTAAAGGTAACTGGTTTCAAAGTTCTTGGCGACCTTTGATTGGTTGGATATGTGGTTTATCCTTAGCTATAAATTATTTAGTCTCACCTATTTGTGCAGGATTTGGTATTGTTATCCCTCAAGCAGATATGTCAGTAATGATGCCTTTAATGTTTGGAATGTTAGGCATCGGAGGAATGCGAAGTTTTGATAAACTAAAAAGAACGGATTCTAAAAAATGAGTTTATATAAAAATATACATGCAAAACGCAAAAGGATAAAAGCTGGAAGTGGTGAAACAATGCGTAAACCTGGACAAAAAGGTAGACCTACAGCAAAACATTTTGCATCAGCTAAGAAATCTAAAAAGAAATGACAAAGAAAAAAGATCCTAAAGTAGGCACTGGTAAAAAACCAAAAGGAAGTGGAAGGAGGTTATATACTGATGAAAATCCAAAAGATACTGTTAGCATTAAGTACGCAACTCCTGCAGATGCTAGAGCTACTGTTGCAAAAGTTAAACGAATTAAAAAACCTTATGCTCGCAAGATACAAATTCTTACGGTTGTTGAGCAAAGAGCAAAGTTCGCAGGGAAACCAGAACAAGCCCGTATCGCGAAAAAGGGGAAGACCACCCTTAAAAAACAAAAAGAGAAAAAAGTAAAAAAATAAATGGATCTTTACATTTATGATAGAATAAGTAATATTCTAAAAGAAAGGCAACAGAGTCTTGAAGAACAGCTATTACATGGCAGTATCGATAGTTTTGATGCCTACAAGGAAGTGAGAGCTAGACTCTCTGAACTTGCAACATTACAACAAGAGCTAAGACTCTTGCTTAAAAAGGTGGAACATGAGTAAACTAATAGTACCTAGAAGATTAGCAAAAAAATATCAAGAAGTAACAAAACAAGAAATCCCCCAAAAACAAACAGAACCTACAGAATCAGCACTCGCAAAAATGCCAGAACCTACTGGTTGGAGAGTTTTGATACTTCCTTACAAAGGAAAAGGAAAAACCGAAGGTGGTGTTTATATCCCAGATCAAGCAGTTGAACGTGAAGCCCTTGCTACTGTATGTGGGTATGTTTTAAAAGTTGGTCCTCTTGCATTTAAAGACAAAGATAAATTTGGAGATACATACAATCCGTGGTGTAAAGAAAAAGACTGGGTCATATTTGGTCGTTATGCAGGAAGCAGATTTAAAATAGACGGTGGTGAAGTTAGGTTATTGAATGATGATGAAATATTAGCCACTATAGACAACCCTGAAGATATTTTACACACATAGGAGAAGTAAATGGCAGAAGCACAAAAACAACAAGAGTTACCTTTAGAAAACGAAACAGATGAAGTGCAAGTTGATTTAGAAGACTCTTCTCCAGAACTTCAAGTTGTTGAGGAGTCTACTGAAGAACAACCAAAAGAAACCTCTGAAAACGAGGATGAAGAAAAACTAGACGGCTATAGTAAAAAGGTACGAGAACGTATCGAAAAAATGACTTGGAAAATCCGAGAAGCAGAACGCAGAGAAAAAGCGGCGATTGAATATGCTCAGGGTTTACAAAAAGAAAATAAATCTTTATTAGAAAGAACTAAAACAATCGATGAGTCTTACTTAAAAGAATATGACGCTAGAGTTGCTAATGAAGAAGAAAGTTTAAAAAGAAAACTTGCAGAGGCAATAGCGTCTGGTGATGTAGACACACAAGTTGCCGTAAATAAAGATTTGGCAAGACTAGCTGTTGAGGCAGGAGAACTTAATAAGGCAAAGGTTACTAGAGAGCAACAACTTAAAGCACCCGAAGAACCAAAACAAGAAGTTCAAGCACCTCAAGCACCAAAACAAGTACACCCTAAAGCTCAGGCTTGGGCTCAAAAAAATACTTGGTTTGGCTCTGATGACCCTATGACACTTACTGCTTTTAGTATACATAATGATTTAATTAAGCAATATGGTGAGCAATATGCTTTAACTGATGAGTATTACACCACTATAGACCAACGTATGAGAGAGGCTTTTCCTCATAAGTTTGAAGAAAATGCTCCTAAAACAACCTCTGTGAGCACTCCAGTTGCTGGAGTTTCACGTTCAAGCACTGCTAAAAATCCAAAAAGAGTGACTTTAACAAAATCAGAGGTTGCAATCGCCAAGAAACTTGGTGTATCATTAGAAGCATACGCTAAACAAAAGCAAAAACAGAATTTAGCATAACGTGAAAAGGAGACAATATGTCAGACCGAAAACCACGCACCGAGGCAACTAGAGATAAAACATCTCGTAGAACCCCTTGGAAACCACCATCTACTTTAGATGCACCCCCAGCTCCAGAGGGTTTTGTACATCGTTGGATCCGTACATCTGTAATGGGTTACGACGACGTAAAAAACTTATCTGCTAGAATCCGAGAAGGATTTGACTTAGTACGAGCTGATGAGTACCCAGATTTTGAGGCACCAACAATCCAGGATGGAAAACACGCTGGAGTTATTGGTGTGGGTGGACTGGTACTCGCTAGATTTCCTATCGAGTCAAGGAAGGAACGACAAGAATATTTTAAAGCAAAAACATCCGATCAAATGGATGCTGTCGATAATGATATGATGAGAGAACAACACCCAAGTATGCCAATCCTTAAACCGGAAAGGCAAAGTCGTGTAACCTTCGGAGCAAAGGCAACTAGCTCTGAATAATTTTAACTTATGAAGTAGGAGACAAAAATGGCGACAAATATTGATGCCCCTTTTGGTTTACGTCCTCATAATTTACTAGGTTCTGCACCGAACTCAATGGGTCTGACGAAGTACAAAGTACAGACAGCGGCGACTACTGGATCATCTAGTGCAATTTATCAAGGTGATATGGTAATCCCATTAACAAATGGATTAGTCGATGTGTCAGCCGCCGATGGTGGTAGTGTAGCAATTTTAGGCGTTATGAACGGATGTGAATATATTGACCTAGACGGGAAACCTCGTTTTAGTAATCACTATCCAGGAACAGCTAGTATTAAATCTGGTACAGAAGCAAGTGTGTTAGTTTATGACAACCCTTTTCAAGTGTATGAGATTCAAGCAGATGCTTCCTTAACAGATGCCGCGACTGCACAAGCTTTAGTACATTCTAATGCAGAAGGTACTGGCTTTGGTTCAGAAAATGGTTCAACTGGTAAATCTATCGGTGAACTTTCTGTAGCAAGTGCAGGAGCAACCACAGCAACAGATAATTTTAGAATAATTGGAATCAAAGATGATTTTAATGAAATCAGTGTTACAACTGCTGGAGTTATCTTCTTGGTAAAACTTAATTTACCATTTCATACTGCAACTACTGGTCTATAGGAGGGTATAATGGCTATTGCAAGATCACAACTCCTTAAAGAATTAGAGCCAGGATTAAATGCTTTATTCGGGTTGGAGTACGATAGGTATGATAACGAACATGCCGAAATTTACGACACTGAAACTTCAGACAGAGCTTTTGAAGAAGAGGTAATGTTATCAGGGTTTGGTTCAGCACCAGAAAAAGCAGAGGGCTCAGCCGTCTCTTTTGATACTGCAAATGAATCATTCACTGCACGTTACACTCATGAAACAATCGCTTTGGCTTTTGCTATAACTGAAGAAGCTATTGAGGATAACCTCTATGATAGACTTTCAAGCAGATATACAAGAGCATTAGCAAGATCTATGTCTAACACAAAGCAAGTTAAAGCGGCGAGTGTTTTAAATAACGCTTTTGATAGTAACTTCACTTTTGGAGATGGTAAGGAGCTCTGTGCTACTGATCACCCAACTGCAGGAGGAGGTAACTTCAGAAACGAACTTTCAACATCTGCTGATTTAAACGAAACATCATTAGAGCAATCATTAATTGATATTTCAGGTTTTATTGATGAAAGAGGTTTAAAAATTGCTTTAATGGGTCGTAAGTTAATTATTCCAGTTAATCTACAGTTTGTAGCTGAAAGATTAATGGCAAGTAATTTACGTTCAGGAACAGCAGACAATGATGTAAACGCAGTGAG